TGCTTGACTAATACTCAATCACCACTCTAATATGCCTCCCATCAAACGGAGGCTTTTCATGTTTAAAACTCATTCTGACTACTTCAATAAACCAAACATCGACGCAATCAAACCACTCGTCGAAACTGCTGGTATGTCTGTTCTTACTCAGTCTCCAAACCTCCGTATCTGGAAACAGTGCAATACTCGTATCAAACTTCTTGAAGAAATCCTTGCTCATTATACGAATGGTATTCGCCGTGATGATAATGGTGACTTCTGGATGAATCCAAACTCTCAACTCGCAACCACTATTGCCTATCGTGCCCACCAAAAAGGCCACAATCCTAAATTCAAACAATACCCAGAGTCGTTTACTCTGGATGACATTATTACTGGCAAACCAATCCCTCAAACCGCCCCTGACGAATTACAACTCTCCGATGAAATCGGTGAAGACTACCGTCTTACAGTCCTCTCCATAATCGAAGAACTGCAAGAATGTTACGATGTGCTCGGACAACTTGATATTAATAACACTATAGACCACAAACCCCTTGGTAATACTCACTGGGACTTACTCTATGAAAAACCCGTATACAAACATTGGACTCAACTCGTTTCAAAACGACCCCTTAAAGATATCCGCGCCGATTACAACTATGCAAAGGCGAAGGGTATTAAGGATGAATGCTCAAAAATCTTGGAGGAATCTACTATGAAGTCCCGTCGTGGATTTACCGTCCAAAGATTGATGAATGCTATGCGTACAGCCCATACTCAGGGCTGGTATGTGGTATTCGACACTCTTACCCTAGCCGATGACCGCTTAAAGGATTTCTATGATAATCCCAATGCTCTTCGTGACTACTTCCGTGGTATTGGTCGTATGGTTCTTACTGCCGAGGGTCGCTCGGTGCATGAGTCATCTGCCGACTGCTATCAGTATTTTTGTGTGCCAGAGTATGGTACACAGCACGGTCGTCTACATTTCCACGCAGTGCATCTTATGCGCACACTTCCTTTGGGTTCTCTGGACCCTAACTTCGGTAAGTTGGTACGCACTAATCGGCAAATAAATAGCTTGCAAAACACGTGGCCTTATGGTTACTCTATGCCCATCGCAGTCCGGTACTCCCAAGATGCTTTCTCTCGTGCTGGCTGGCTCTGGCCTGTGGATGCAAAGGGTGAACCCCTTAAAGCTACCTCGTATATGGCTGTAGGCTTCTACGTTGCTAAATACGTTAATAAAAAATCAGATATTGACATGGCCGCAAAAGGCCTAGGGAATAAAGAATGGAACAATTCGCTCAAAACCAAAATCAACCTCATACCCAAGAAGGTGTTCAGAATCCGAATGTCCCGCAACTTCGGAATGAAGCTACTCTCAATGGCTCACCTGTCAGCGGAAACTCTGATGGAACTGACCCAAGTGGGCTACGACGTGACCCCGTTCAACAACATCTTGAAGCAGAACGCCAAGAAAGAGCTCAAATCGAGGCTGGCAAAGAAATCTGTCGCAGACGTTTTGGAGGCGCAACCTGTGACGACCAATCTGCTAAAATTCATGCGCAATTTGACCCGAACAATCGGAGTGTCCAGCCTACAGAGTTTTATCGCTTCAATGACCACGAAATTATCAAGTACGGATATTTCTGATGAAACCAAAACTTACGTTGCTGATGCAGGAATTGCTGTTGCTAACTTACGAATTAAATCGAAGTGGACTGCTGGTGGAAAATGAGGAAATTCAATCTCAACTTAAAAAACTCGAGGTCGTCTTACTTCGCAACCTTTCGCCATCATCTCAACGTGCTGGCAAAGACTGACGCCCTTGACGAGGAGAAATACCTGAATATGCTAGGTGCTCTCCTTAAGGACTGGTTCCGGTACGAGGAACATTTCGTACATGGTAAACAATCAATGCTTGACATATTGAAAGAGCGTGGCCTATTATCCACATCGCCAACTGACAATAATGTCCGTACTAACAAAGGAAACTGAAATGTCTAAATCAAATGAGTCTGCTGTAGCTTTTCAAACTGCTATTGCTTCTATCAAGCTTATCCAAGCCTCTTCCGTTCTCGACTTGACCGAAGATGACTTCGACTTTTTAACTCGCGACCGTGTATGGATTGCTACCGACCGCTCACGTGCTCGCCGTGCTATCGAGGCCTGTGTATATGGAACGCTGGACTTTGTCGGGTATCCTCGCTTTCCTGCTCCTGTTGAGTTTATTGCTGCCGTCATTGCTTATTATGTTCATCCCGTCAACATTCAGACGGCCTGTCTTATCATGGAAGGTGCAGAGTTTACCGAAAACATCGTTAATGGTGTCGAACGCCCTGTTAAGGCCTCCGAATTGTTCGCCTTTACTCTTCTCGTTCGTGCCGGAAACAAAGACCTTATTGGTCATGCCGAAACAAACATCCGTGAACAATTACGCGCTCAAGGAGTTATGTAATGAAAAAATCAATTCGCCGCTCCGGCGGTAAATCTAAAGGTGCTCGCCTCTGGTATGTAGGCGGAACGCAATACTAATTTTTCGGGGGCTACGGCCCCCCAATTTAAGGATACAAAAATGTCTAACGTTCAAACTTCTGCGGACCGCGTACCTCATGACTTATCTCATCTCGTTTTTGAAGCTGGTAAAATCGGCCGCCTCAAAACTATCTCTTGGACACCTGTTGTTGCTGGTGACTCTTTCGAGTGTGATATGGTTGGTGCTATTCGTCTGTCCCCTCTTCGTCGCGGCCTCGCTGTTGACTCACGTGTTGATATCTTTTCTTTCTACATCCCACACCGTCATATCTATGGTCAGCAGTGGATTAACTTTATGAAGGATGGCATTAATGCCACCCCTCTCGCTCCTGTTACTTGCTCATCTGGCTGGGACTCTGCTGCGTATCTCGGTACTATTCCGTCCTCTACGCTCAAAGTGCCTAAATTCTTACATCAAGGCTATCTGAATATTTATAACAACTACTTTAAGCCGCCTTGGTCTGACGACTTAACTTATGCTAACCCGTCCAATATGCCTGAACAGGATTACAAATGGGGCGTGCGTGTCGCTAACCTTAAATCTATCTGGACCGCACCACTGCCACCGGATACCCGTACATCTGAAAACATGACTACTGGTACATCCACTATTGACATTATGGGCCTACAGGCCGCATATGCTAAATTACACACGGAACAGGAACGTGATTATTTCATGACCCGTTACCGTGACATTATGAAAGAGTTCGGCGGACACACCTCTTATGATGGTGATAATCGCCCTCTTCTGCTTATGCGCTCTGAGTTCTGGGCTTCTGGCTATGACGTAGACGGTACTGACCAATCCTCACTCGGTCAATTCTCTGGTCGTGTTCAGCAGACCTTCAATCATAAAGTGCCACGCTTCTATGTTCCTGAACATGGCGTAATCATGACTTTGGCTGTTACTCGCTTCCCGCCTACTCATGAGATGGAAATGCACTATCTTGTAGGCAAGGAAAACTTAACCTATACCGATATTGCTTGTGACCCTGCGTTGATGGCTAACCTGCCTCCTCGTGAAGTGTCCTTGAAGGAGTTCTTCCACTCCTCGCCTGATTCTGCTAAATTCAAAATCGCAGAAGGCCAATGGTATCGCACACAGCCTGACCGTGTTGCATTCCCTTATAACGCTCTGGACGGATTCCCGTTCTACTCTGCTCTCCCGTCCACGGAACTAAAAGACCGTGTACTGGTTAACACTGATAACTATGATGAAATCTTCCAGTCTATGCAGCTTGCACACTGGAACATGCAAACTAAATTTAACATTAATGTCTACCGTCACATGCCTACGACTCGTGACTCAATCATGACCTCGTAAGGCAACAAAGGCCGCCCCTCTACTGGTCAGATGCCTGCCCAATGTGGGGCGGACCGTGCCTACGGAGATACCCGAATCTACGATACATGGACGGCGTAGCCGCCGTCCCTACTGCAAAGCCAAAAAGGACTAACATATGTTCCAGAAATTCATTTCTAAGCACAATGCTCCAATTAGCTCTACTCAGGTTACTGTTACTAAAACTCCGGCTGCCACGGCACCTGTTTTAGATGTGCCTGGCTTAAGCCGTTCTACTATTCAAATCAATGTAACAACCACAGCCGTTACAACTCATTCAGGCTTGTGCCACGTTGTTCGTATTGATGAAACAAACCCAACAAATCATCATGCTCTATCTGTTGCAGGTTCATTGTCGCATGTCTCTGCTGATATGATTGCTTTTGCTATTCGCTTTGAAGTCGCCGACGGCGTTGTTCCTACTGCCGTTCCGGCTTTATATGACGTTTATCCTATTGAAATTGTCAATACTGGCAAAGCAATCTCATTTAAAGACGTTGTGACTATTGACTCACATCCCCGCACTGTCGGTAACGACGTTTATGCGGGTATTATGCTCTGGTCTAACGCTTGGTCTGCCACCACTACCTCTGGCGTTCTCTCTGTTAATCAGGTAAATCGTGAGGCTACTGTTCTCCAGCCTTTAAAATAAGGATTATCCTATGCTTGGTTCTGTCGTTGGTGGTATCGCCTCCGCTCTTGCTGGAGGCCTTACAGGTAAATTATTTGGCGGCGGTCAGTCCGCCAATTCCACCGGAGTGCAAGGTAATATTCTTGCCTCTGACAACAATGTTATTGGTGCTAATGATGCTGGTATTAAATCTGCTATTCAGGGTTCTAGCCTCCCTAACTTTAAAGAGGCTGCCCCCTCTGCTATCTCTGGGATTCTTGCCGATTCTGGCAAGCATGCGCTCTCGTCTCTTACCAATGCTGGTACAAATAAACTCATGGAAGCTGTCGGCCTTTCTAAGTCTGCCTCTGATAAGGGCAAGGATACAAAAGACTATCTTGCCGCCGCATTCCCCGAGCTCAACGCATGGGAGCGCGCAGGTGCTGGTGCTTCTGGTGCAGGCATGCAAGATGCTGGCTTCCAAAATCAGAAAGAGCTAACCAAGATGCAGCTTGACAATCAAAAGGAAATCGCTAAGATGCAGAACGAAACTCAGAAGGAAATCGCTGGGCTTCAATCTATCACTTCACGCGAAAATACTAAGGATGCTGTCTATGCTCAAAATGAAATGCTCGCGTATAACCAAAAAGAGAGTATGTCACGCGTTGGCGCTATTCTCGAAAACACAAGCCTCACCAAACAACAACAAACTTCTGAAATTATGCGGCAGATGCTTACTCAGGCTCAGACCACGGGTCAGCATTTTACAAATGAGCAAATCAAGGAGCTTACGCGAAAAGTTGGCGCTGATATTGATGCTGTTCGTGCTAACACTGAACGCACCCATGTAGAAACTGACCGCTCAAAACAGGAGGTTCAAAACTCCCGTTACGCTTCCTCGCAGGTAGGCAAAACCGCTAAGGACGTTTCCAATGCAATTACTGATACAGCTAGTTCTATTGTTGATTATTTTCGTGGTGTTGATCAAAAAGTGGCAGACGTTTACAACAACTATTTCAAAGATGGCAAATCGAAAGGAATAGAATCCAATCACCGTTCCAAATAA